CAAAGATACTGCTCGATTAGGTCATACCTGTGACCTCATCATTAACTAGACCCACCTTGTCAGGTTTCGCACTGCAACGGTGGGTCTTTCTTTTTTCAGTGATCTGATCTACATTCCCAAAAATACAGCTCACCACTGCAAGAAAGGTTAAGTAATGGCAAAAGCCAAAAGTAAAAATCCAATGGGCAGACCAAGATTTGAGATTACTCCAGAAGTTCTGGAGAAAACTGAAAGTCTTATGGCAAAGGGTCTAACAGTAGAGCAATGCGCTGGAATGCTGGGCATTTCTACATCAACTTTTTATCTTTATCAGGCAGAGTTTTCGGAGTTTTCGGACACTATAAAAAGAGGTCAGGCCCGTGGCATAGATGCCGTGACCAATGCACTCTTTGAAAATGCCACTGTGGATCGCAACGTGCCGTCCATCATCTTCTTTTTGAAGAACCGGGCAGGCTGGGTCGATAAGCAAGAGATCGCAGCCACGGTAGATCAGAACCACATCATAGATTTAACGAGGATTAGCGATGACCAGCTCGAATCAATTGAGGCAGCATTTAGCAGGATTGAAGATCGAACAGGTGAGAGCGGAGCGTTACCGCAGATCATTGAGGGAGTTTACGAAGGCAGCTTGGCCGACGATTGAACCGGGGGTTGAGTACCAGGACAACTGGCACTTGCAGGCAATATCAGAACATCTGCAAGCAGTGGTTGATGGTGACATCCGCCACTTGATCATCAACGTGCCGCCGAGGCACTCCAAGTCAATCAGCGTGGCGGTTGCACTACCAGCGTGGGTTTGGAGCAGAGATCCAAGTAAAAAGTTCTTATTTGCATCTTATGCATCTAGCTTGTCTATCCGGGACGGTACAAAGTGCCGGCGCCTGATCGACAGCCCGTGGTATCAAAATCACTTCGGGGATAAGTTCAAGTTGACCGATGATCAGAATCAGAAGCAGCGGTTTGAAAATGATAAGTCGGGATTCCGTATTTCGACATCTGTGGGCGGCGCATTGACCGGGGACGGTGGCGATATAATCGTAATTGACGATCCCCACAACGTCACAGACACTGACAGCTCCAAGGTGCGTGAAGGTGTCCTAGAGTGGTGGGATCAGGCAATGCAGACGCGCCTTAACGACCCTCGCACCTCAAATTTTATCTTGATCATGCAGCGCGTCCACTCAGATGACCTTACTGGACATTTGACAAAAGAAATGGGCGACGAGTGGTCACATTTATGCCTGCCAGCGAGATACGAAATTGGACATCCTACGCCGTCACGTTCACCTCTAGGCTTCACAGATCCGCGCACTAAAGAGGGTGAACTTCTGTGGCCCGCACGGTTTGGCGAGAAGGAGCTATCGACCTTGGAGCGGAGCCTTGGCTCTTACGCAGCCGCCGGGCAATTACAGCAACGTCCGAGCCCCAAGGGCGGCGGTATTCTCAAGGCGTCCTGGTGGGTTCCCTGGGAGAGCGAAGAGCTGCCAGAAATTGAGCATGTATTGCAATCGTGGGACACCGCGTTTGAGGGCAAGGAAAGTTCTAGCTTTAGCGCGCGAACTACTTGGGGCGTGTTTCGTCACAAGGGCGCCATGTGCGCTATTGTGCTGGAGGCTTACTGGGACAAGCCGTCGTACCCAGAACTACGCAAGATTGCCCAGGAGGCTTACGACGAGTGGGAGCCCGACGTAGTGCTGATCGAGAAGAAGGCGTCGGGCCAGTCTTTACTGCAAGATTTACGCATGGCCGGCGTCCCGGTCTTGGCATATTCCCCTGACCGGGATAAGGTTGCGAGGGCACACGCTTCGAGCGCATTGCTGGAGGATGGTAGAATATACTACCCAAGTGACAAGAAGTGGGCTAAAGAGTTAATAGAAATTATAAGTGCATTCCCGGCGCACCCGAATGACGACGTGGTGGACACATGCACGCAAGCCTGGCTAAGATTACGAAAGGGTTGGTTCCTAGAACACAGTACCGATCCAGAAGAAGACGAAATAAACGAACCCAAGAGGATGACGATGTATGGCTGATCCAAAAATTATCCCGTTCGCCGAGGGCTTGCCCGACGATAGCTTAATGGTTGAGGAACTGCCCGACGGCGATGTTTTGGTAGGCGATCCCGAACTAGACATGCAGGACGAGATTGACGACGCCCAGTTCGACATCAACCTAGCTGAGACAATCGACGAGAAAGAGCTATCCCGAAAAGCGCAAGAGCTAATCAGCTATTACGAGAATGACGAGGAAGCTCGATCAGAGTGGAAGGAACGCTACACTCAGGGATTAAAGACACTAGATCCTGATGGCGGAATGGACGAGGGCGAATCTGAGCGCGCGACGCGCGGATTGTCCGTAGTGGTACACCCGCTGATTGCCGAAGCTGCCACGCAGTTTAACGCCAAGGCCATTGCTGAATTGTACCCGTCAGGCGGGCCAATCAAGACTGTGATCGTTGGCGATCCAGACGAGGAGATTGAGGAGCAGGGGCGCCGCGTTCGTGAATTTATGAACTGGCAAGTCACCAACGAGATGCAGGAATACTTCCCTGACCTCGATCAATTGCTGTTTCACCTGCCGCTGGTTGGTCAGGCGTTTAAGAAAGTCTGGTGGGATGCTAACTTAGATCGGCAGTGTAGCCAGTTCGTAAAGGCTGAAGACTTCGTAGTCGCCCCGGAAAGCAAAGATTTATACACGTCACCACGCTACACCCACGTCATTCGTATGCCGAAGAATGACTTCAATCGCTACGTCCAGAACGGATATTACCTGCCGGCGAAGTATGGATCAGGCGATAACATGGACCCGTCGGGCGATATTATCGGTGAGATTGAGGGTGTTGATCAGTACGACGACAGCAATGACGACGTGATGACACTGCTCGAAATGCACGTCTATGATTTGTTTGACGGCATTGACGGCGAGAATATGGATGACGACGACGAGGACGACAACGCAGTGGCGATCCCATATGTCATCACGATTGACTATGACAGTCAGGCTGTCGTGGCGGTTCGCCGTAACTGGAAGGAAGACGACGAGCTGAAGAAGCGCCGCGACTGGTTTGTATCTTACAAATTTTTACCAGGTTTGGGCTTCTACGGCTTCGGCTTGTACCACATGATTGGCGGATTGGGCAAAGCGGCGACAGGATCTCTGCGCGCATTGCTCGACAGTGCCGCATTCTCGAACATGCAGGGTGGCTTTAAGCTGCGTGGCCGTGTTCAGGGCGGCGACATGCAGATCAGCCCCGGTGAATTTGTTGACCTCGATAGTACGGTTGACGACGTAAACAAGGCGATTATGCCACTGCCGTTTAAGGAGCCGTCGGGCTCTTTGTTTAACTTGCTTGGATATATGGTTGACGCCGGCCAGAGATTTGCCAGCACCGCCGATTTAAACATTGGCGACGTGAACCCGAATGCGCCAGTTGGCTCAACGGTTGCGTTGATCGAGCAGGGATCGAAGGCATTTAGCGCAATTCACAAGCGCCTGCATTACGCGCAGGGCCAAGAGTTTAAACTCCTTGCGGATCTGAACGCTGAAAATCTCCCTGATGAGTTCAGTTTCTCGCGGGCGGGAGCTGCGGAGATTATCTACCGCGCCGACTTTGATGATCGGATCGACATTGTCCCAGTAAGCGATCCGAACATATTCTCGACAGCCCAGCGCATCGCGCAGGCACAAGCTGTCTTGGAAATGGCGCGATCAGCTCCGCAGTTCCACGACCTATACGCTGCTTACAAGCGGATGTATGAGGCGATCCGAATACCCAATATTGACGAAATCCTGAAGAAGCCCGAAGAGGCTGTGCTGATGGACCCGATTGATGAGAACATGAGCGTCCTATACGGCAAAGGCATTCGCGCATTTCCAGAGCAGGATCACGAATCGCACATCGCGGTTCACATCCAGTTTTTGCAAGATCCGTCACTGGCGGGGAACCCCGGCGCCAAGGCTATGCAGCCGGTGTTGATTGCCCACGTTGCGGAGCATATTGCGCTGTTGTATCGTCAGCGGATGGAGGCCAGCATTGCCATGCCAATGCCACCACTGCCAGACTTTAAAGATCCAGAGTTCAAGTTTAAGGCAGTTGACCCAGAGATGGATCGCCTGATTAGCCAGCGCGCGGCGCAAGTTGTGGCGGCGGCCCCACAGATGAAGCAGATACAAGCACTGGTGGGCGGCCAGAAGGGCCAGGAGCAGGGCAATCCACTGCAATATGCACAGCAACTCGCGCAGCTTGAGACAGAAGCTCTAAAGGCCCGTACAGCGGCTCAGATTGAGGCGGATCAGGCCAAGGCAAAATCCAGCATTGAGATCAAGCAGGCTGAAGCGCGTCAGGACATGGAGATCGATGCAGCCAAGGCGCAGCAAGACATGCAGGCTAAGATAATGAAGTTGGAAGCTGAACTACAACTTGAGCGAGAAAAGAACGCAGCTAAGATCCAGATGGAGGCAATGAAGAATGCTACCACCACAATCCTATAATTTGCCGCCCA